TTCAGAATCTCCTCGTAGGCCGTGCGGCTTACAACACCGCTGGCAAGAACAAAACCTATTCTGGTTCGTTCGTTGTTCCAGACACCAAGATCATCGTAGGTCAGATTGCTGGTGGTGAGTTCACCGCCGGTGGAATCGGACGCACCTTGGTCTGGTCGGGTGACTCGGCTGGTGGTTTTGTCTCTGAAAGCTATCGTGACGAAGCTCGCCGTAGCCAAGTGTTGCGTGTGCGTATGAACACCGACGAGGTCGTGATTGACCCGAATGCGGCGGTTCGTATCACCACAAACTTCGCCTAAAGAATTGTTGGTTGTTTCATAGGAATGGGGGGAGGGCGAAAGCTCTCCCCCCTTTTCTTTTTTGACATCCTTATGAGCTAAAATCCTCAACCCCGAAATCCCCTTGAAATATCCTATCTCCACCTATTTAATTGCAGGCAATGAAGAAGAATACATTGGCCGATGTTTGGAAAGTTTCAAACCCATTTCAGCGGAGCTTGTTGTCTGCATCGCTAGGGGGAATCTTGTCCCAGACAAAACAGAAGAAATTGCCAAAGGTCTGGGTGCAAAAATCGTTCACTACCAGAATCAAAGAACTGATTGGCCTCATATAGACGATTTTGCAACTGCTAGGAACACGGCTCTTGGTGCGTGTTCAAACGATTGGTGTTTATGGGTCGATGCTGACGATGTAATGGCCGAGGATGGGGCAAAGGTTGTTGAGGAGGCTATTGATCTTGCCGTTGAGAAAGACGCTCACCTCGTGGCGTTAAAGTATAATGTGGACAACGCTGGGCTTATTCCCCTCCGAGAAGAAATTTCAAAGAGGGGAACTTGTAATTGGAAGAACCGAGTCCACGAAATGCTTGTTACTAAAGAGCCAAACAAGACTATTGGCCTAGATAAGATTTTCAGAATCCACAAACCTAACGGCTATAAGGCCAAAAGTGCGGAAAGGAACTTTAACATCTTAGCCGACACGCTTTCCACCGCCCCCAACGCCCTTTACTACCAAGCCCAAGAATACTTCCTATCAAATCAGATGGACAAGTGCATTGATTCTAGCTTGCGAGCCTTAGCCTTTTCAGAGCTAGAGGATACGCTTCGATATGATGTGCTTTGCAATCTTGGCCGATGTGTTCCAGACAATGAGAGACTTTCTTATCTAGGGCAAGCAGTAGCCCTCCAACCAGACCGCCGAGAGGCTTATTTTTATATAGCAAACCATTGGGCAGGGAAGGGCAACTGGCTAAAGACCTACGGCTCGGCAAGGGCTTGTATGTCGCTTCATCGCCCTAAAACCCACTATTGGAATCTTGTCGAGGCAATCTACAACTGGCAGGCGATGGACTTATATGAGACGGCCGCCGTGTGTGTGGGAGAGGCTGGCGAGGCTGAAAAGATTAAGAAGATGCGACCCGCCCCCAAGATCAGCATTATCCACGCAACCAAGGGGAGGCCACAGATCGCTTGGCAAAGACGATGGCAATGGCTTTCCCTAGCTCAAAAGCCTCTCGAAGTTGAATGGTTGTTTATGGTTGATCACGATGAAGCCGTTGATTACACCCCCCACCAAGCAATCCGAGTGAATCCGGGTGGGATTGTGAACGCTTGGAACGCAGGGGCAAAAATGGCCAAGGGAGAGATTATTATTCAAATGAGCGATGATTGGACACCACCTCGCCATTGGGATGCCCTAATTTCAACCGCTATGGGGGATACAGCGGGGGAGAAAGTGCTGGCAGTATCAGATGGGCTACGAACCGACAAACTCCTCTGTATGGCTATTATGACGCAATCTAGGCTAAAGAAGCAGGGGGGCTATATGTTCCATCCAGACTATCAAGAGAGCGATGGTATTTATGGGGACAACGAGCATACGGACAAGGCATACGAAGATCAAGTAATAGTTGAGGCTAGACACATCCAATTCAAACACGAGAATCCGATGTTCACCGGAGGCAACCCCGATGAGCTACTTAAAAACCACAACAAACCCGAACACTACCAAAAGGGGAAAGCAATATATGAAAAACGCAAAGCAAATAATTGGATGTAGAAAATCAAAAAAGGGGGAGGATACGAAGGGGCTTGGTATGATTAAGTTCGGGAAGTCTCAGCCTTGCAAAACCAAGTATGTAAAGGTTGATATCACCTATGACGACAAGGCCAAGAAGGAACTTTTTGAGGCGGGGATGCTGGCATTAAAATATGACCCAGAAGCCGTGATTGAATATGTAATTAAAAAGGCACTTTGCGAGTTGGTGAAAAAATGAATGGATACACGAAGTTGGGTTATGGCCATCTTTACCAAGACCTAGTGACTGGGGCTATCCCGACTTACTCAAAAGAGTATTCGGAAGAACGCTATGATAAGTATGAGACAACTAGGCCGATGTCGGAGTTGCGATTTGCCTTATGCAAAGAGCTTTTCAAATTTGATTCAGTACTAGATTTTGGCTATGGGAACGGCGACTTTCTTTCTGTTTGTGCCAATAATGGCGTGAAATCGTTCGGGTATGATGTCTCTGATTACCCCCTAAAGAAACCAGTAATCAAAACAAACTCACTCTTTATAGACTGCGACCTTGTAACCTTTTTTGATTCAATCGAGCATCTTGAGACAAGAAACATATCCAGTTTCTTAGCAAAACTTCACACCAATCAAATCCTAATCTCTGTCCCTTGGTTTCACGATCTAGGGGATGATTGGTTCTACCATTGGAAGCACAGGAGGGAGAACGAACACTTCCATCACTTCACCGCCGGCGGGTTGTGCGAAGTTATGGAATCGGCTGGGTTCACCCCAATTTATCACTCAAACCCAGAGGATAAGATAAGAAAATCCGATTTGTCCTTACCCAATATATTGACGATGGCTGGCGTTAGGAATTAAGCGTGGAAAAAACAATCAAATACTCGCAGAGGTTGGGGGATGTGCTTCGTTGCCTCCCGGCTTGCAAATACCTAGCCGACCAAGGCCACGAAGTTTTCTTTGATTGCTTCCCCCAATATCATTCAGTCTTTGATCTTGTCTCCTATGTAAAATCAGGAAATAAGGGAAATGTTTTAGATTTAGAAATATGGCCGAAAAAGTATGAGGCTTATCGCAAAAGCAAAAGAAGCTGGACGGATTTTGTATATAGTCACCCAGAGATAAAGGCCGCAGACAAGACCAGCATCATCCTCGACAAGCTAGATGATAAACCAGCCGTGGGGCTTCCAGAGAATTACAACCTAGTGGCCGCCTTTGGAAATAGCCAAGGATTTTACCGCAATCCGCTAGAGCTTATCACCAAGGCACGAAACGATTTAGGCAAAGACAACTTCTATGTGATGACCCCCCCAGAGATTCAGATTCAAGGGCTTTCTACCTACACCGCCCCAAGCGTTTCAGAGATGGCAAAGGCAATTCGAGGAGCAAAGGATTTCTGGGCTATCAATAGTACCCCCATCGTTCTTGCATCAGTAGTGAGAAGGGGCAAACCGACTGCCTTCTTTCCCCAAAAGAACGAGTGGGAAACTGACAACATATTTGATTTTGATGGGATGTTTAGGATGGATTGACATAGGAGGTGATTTTATGGCTGGCACAATCAGCACCTCCTACTTTGCAACGGACTTGTCCTATATGATTCAAGACCTATATCAATCCGTTACTGGACTTGCATCCTCCGCAGTTTCCGCATCAGTCACAGACCTTGCAACCTCTAGTCAACTAGATATTGGTGGAGAGGTATTCAATATTACCCAGAGCCTCGTTGTCTTGGCTTCGTCAATCTCTGCCCCCACGATTGGTTCACTCTGCACCGTGAGCGGCACGGAGCGTATGATCGGAGGATTTTCGCAAAGCACCGATGGCCTTTCCTATACTATCGAGCTTGCGGAAATTACTACCTAATGGCTTCGATTGAAAGGGAGGTGGAGAACGCTCTCCTTAATGTTGTCTCTGGAATTACTGGCGTGAACTTCTTTACCAGCGAGAGGGGAACGGCTCGCACGATGCCAAGCGTGACGGTTCAAGCTGAAATCAGCGGGGAGGAGCTTGTGCCTTTTTCTGGCGTATTCAAAACCCCAGCCTCGATAACCTATGTTGCAAGGGCAGACACCACGGCAAGAGTCGACTTCGATGCCAAGTTTTATGACATCCTAGAACAACTCTATCGTGACCCAGACCTAGCAAGCTACCTCACCGATCACTCAAACATAACTTTCTATGTGGCGAAGGTGACTGGGGACAGCCCTGCGGTTATTAGTCAAAATCGAACTTGGTCAAGGGCGATGACCCTAGACATCACAGCAACCGCAAAGAAATGAATAACAGCGTTCAAATCAATGTGGAGGATGCGATTGCTGGCCTTCTTGCATCAATCTCTGGCCTTAATATTTATAAGACAAATAGGATTGGGACAAAGCTATTCCCATCAGCCACAATCTCGGCATCAGTAGGTGGTCAGCTTCTTGGGAACTACACAGGAGTGTATGAAGTAGCCGTTACAATCGACTACTCCGACACGGCGGCCAAGATTAGCCAAGAGGCTTTTGACGCTGAATACTGCTCAATCTTCGAGGCGTTCTATTCTGAAACTCAGCCTCTATTCACCAAGATTCAAAATAACATTATAGATACAAAAGTTTATACGGCACGAATTACTGGACAAACCCCAACCATTAAGACGGCTAAAAGGGCTTGGCAGAGGGGATTGAAGATTAATCTTATTTGCACCCCATCAGAACTAGACGATGGCTTGAGGTATCTGGACTTCCACGAAAAGCGAAACTCAATGTATGTGGGTGTGATTTAACAAGGAGCTTGAGAATATGGCACTTTCCATTTTAGACGGCAATCAATCAGCAACCACGCTTTCAACCGTCCTTTCTAGTGGGCAACATATCACCGCCCATACAGTTGTTAGCCTTGGCACTCAAGCGATTACAGATATGCGAAGCGCAGTCAGCGGGAGCGTTGTTTCAATCTCTAACTTTCCTGCCTCCCAATCCACCACCTTTGGGGCAGTTACCGGAAGCGTCTCTGTTCTTAATTTTCCAGCATCGCAAGCCGTAACCTTTACTGACGCATCTCTAACCAACACCCAACTCCGAGCTAGTGCAGTCACAGTAGGGGGTACAGTTACAGTCGGCAACAGCGTCACCATCGGCTCGCTCCCTGCGATTAGTGGGACGGTGACGATTTCAAATATATCGAGTCTGCCTGATGCTGGCGAAAATCCAGTAATTCGGACATTTATGTTTGGCTATGATTATGATAACGAAGTTCCAATTGCTATTGCCTCTGATGTAAACGCACTAAAAATTTCTGGCATAGTCACAATCGGCTCTGCCTTGCCTACTGGCACAAACCGAATCGGAGTAGTCACGATTGGCGGTGGAACGGTAACGATCGGGGCTGGCACGGCACAGATTGGCTCAGTCACCGCATCGATCAGCGGGACGGTTCCCATCAGCATCTCCTCCGTTACGGTAGGGAACAGCGTCACTATCGGCTCGCTCCCAGCGTTGGCGGCTGGCACAGCCCAGATCGGTTCTGTTACGGCCTCAATTTCTAACAGCGTAGTCACTTTCTACCCAATGCAGGGCACGACTGTAACTAACAGCAATTTTACCAGCACCACAGCCTCTACCACGCTCGTCTCCGCAGTAGCGGGCAGAGATGTGCTGACAGTATTTAATGAGGGAGCGGGCAATCTTTTCATCTCTCCGGGTGCAACTGCAACCACCATCAGTTACCAAGTGCGTCTATCAGCGGGTGATTATTGGGAATGCCCAGAGGGACAGCGTTCGCTTATCCATACAGCCGTGTTCGCCACGGCTGGCACGGCTAGGGTGACGGAAGTTAGCTAGGAGCAGGCGATGCCTCTCACAAAAAACCCAAGCAACATAGATAATTTTCTTTTCGCTTCTGGGCGAATGAAAATGTATCGGGTGGGATTGGCTGGCTCGTACACAAAAGTAACTGGCACTGGTGGCGTGGCTTCAATAGGAAACACGGGTGGTTTTAACATAAATCTTAATGCTGGTAGTGCCGCAAATGGGACATCTAAAGCAGGTTACTTCGACCCAACTGCGGCACTAATGACAGCAAGTGCTGGCAAAATTGACTATTCAAAAAGGATAAGATTCTCGATTGGTGGAATGATGTATTTAGCCAGCACAAACTCTGTCATCCGAATGGTGTTCGGCGGCACTGGAAATGCTACTGACGCTCCATTAGCAGGGGTTGATGGTCTTACAATTAAAGGATTTGGCGTGGAATTTGCTCTGCAATCTAGCGTTATTCAAGCTAGGTTGATTGGTTATAATGCGTCATATCTAACTCCAACTTCTTACACAACGCTAACAAATGGTTTTGGCCTTGCTTCATCTGACAATCGCTTTTTTGGTGTGGTGATTGAATCGGACGGAGCAGGAAATATCTATCTATATGGAGCAGATTCACAAACCAACCCAGCGATAAACATAGGGCAGACTCCTTTGCTAACCCTAACTGGTGGGCCAACCAACGACACCAGTACAAATCGATTCGGGCCAGAGATTCATTGTTCAAACTCTTCTTCTACTCCAAGCGCTACTCCTTCCGCTATTCTACAATCGACGCATTGGCTGTTGGATGTCCAGTAATGCCCCTCCTTTTCCTCGCTCTCTTGCTCTCCTCCTGCTCGCCACGGCCAATCAATAACACGGGTCTGCCCAACTACGATATGATGCAAGCCGCCGAGGACGCAGGGCAAACGCCCAGCAAGTAGAGCCGGTATGATGCACCAATATACTTATGAGGATTTTATGTCCTCGCTCAAATGGCTTGAGGCCGAGGGCTACATAGAGAAGTTCTATGATAACAACGGCGATCTTTGCGTTCGTGTGTGCGAAGGAGCAGAGGATTGTGAAGTATGAGTGCAGACCAAGTAGCGGATTTAAGGGAGAGGCTCGCAAGAATCGAGGAGAGGCAGGTGGGATTGATTTCAATTTTAGAGCGTCATACCAGCGAAATAGCTCAATGGACAGCCAAGATCAATGGCAAGGTGGACACCCTTGAAAGAGAGTCGCATACCATCAAAACTAAGCTATGGTTAGTTGCCCTAGTGTCGGGGGCGGTGTTTTCTACAATCTGGGAACTGATTAAAGTGCGGGTGTTCCCACGATAATTTGACACAAGCAAAGTAGATTATGAATAAAACATTATCTTTTGAGGTTTCAATCTAATGCCCGCCACGACTGTTGGACAAGCGGGCTTGGTGTTCGGCTTAACGGCAGAGACGATCGGACTCGTCCAGAGCTTTTCTGAAACAAGGAACATCGAGAAGAATGAAGTTCGTGACGCAAGCGGAAATATTACCGGGATCGGCTATTACAATCCAACGACCGCCTACTCACTTTCGGTAGCGATTACTGGCGCAAATACATCTCTGACAGTTGGCGGGGCTTTTTCAACCCTTGCCAATGCGACTACGGTTGGGAATGTCAGAATCGACTCCTTGACCATCAATAAGTCAAATAGTGCGTTCGTAACTCTGGATATATCGGCGACTGGCTATCCGAATGTAAGTTAATAGGGGTTCTAATCCTCTATTGAAATCCTAAACTTATGCAAGGCACTTCCTACTGGGGGACAACAAATATCAAGATTGCCTCTTGCGTGGCCGCTTTCGGAGGGACGCTACGCCAATCAGACCCAGTCACCCATATCGTAAAAGAGGATGGCAGTAGGCAAGTTACTTTCTGGTTCAATAGTGGGGAGGGGGCAGAGGCCAAAGCAGAGATGGAAAGAAACTGGGGGGATATGAAGTCAGACAGCGAAAGCCCAATTCGATATGTCCGAGCTGCACTAGAGAACCGAGAAACGCTTCTAGGATTGGTTAAAAGAGCCGAGCCAATCCAGATCATAAAGAGAGGGGGGCAGACGCTCCTCGTCCCTATAAACGCCAAACCAGAGCTAAAGAAGGCCATCTTGAGGGCAATATAAAATGAGTGACATCCTAAATGAAGAATTGAACGCAACCTTTGTCCGTCCCGGCAGGGACTTCAAGGGGCAACCCCTAGCTGAATACACAGAAGGCTCTCGCCTCCTTATGATTCAAGCAAAGGAAAAGGAAGATTCCCCAGTCTATTTTGTATGGGCGTTTCTATATCTGCACATCCTCCTAGCCAAAAACCGCAAGGAGGCCATCAAGTTAGCTTGGAACAAGGAGGCTTTTAAGGAAAGTCTGTTCGATTGGGTTTCGGATAAGACTCAAGAGGATAGGGATATGGCAACAAACATCGTTTCCTCCATTATTGATGAGGCAAGTAAGGCAAGGGTTTCAATTGTATCAAGCGGGGGTGAAAGTTTCTCGGTGGGAAACGAGTAACGCCAGCTTGGACTGCCTACACCTTTTTCACGCTGGCACAACGCACCGGATGGAGTCTCGAATATATGCTTTGGGATTTACCAATCTGCGCCCTCAACCAAGGAGTCCACACCTATTTGTATGAGGAGGGCGTGCGGTTGATGCGGGAAACATCGGTTTCTTCTTCTGAGAAAAAGGAGATGGCACAACTGATGGGCATAGAAGTTTAACATTCAAGTGGATATATAATGAAGATTCTTACTGCGTCCGTAGGCAAAGATGGAGGCATCGTGTCTAACTACGCACAAGTTCAGAAAGCCTTAGAGGATTATGTGAAAGTTCGCAATCAAAGTGTATATGATTCAGTTAAAGAAAAGATGGCAAATATAGCGTTTAAGGCCGCACAAAACACATACTTTTCCCCACGAGCAAACATTAAAGCAAATCTTCTAGCCTTGCCTATCACAAAAGACAATGGGAAAAAGCGCACTGGAAACACGCAATATGTCGGCCTCTATAAGCTAATAAATTGGCAAAGAAAAAATATGGGGCTTGACCCTCTCGGTGGAACTAAAAAGATGGTTGTAGGAATGAAGATTACAAAAAAGAAGTATTTCAACAAGGGGCTTACAGATTTTGGGAAAGAAACCGCATATAAGTTTAAGCCAATTATAGGTTCAAAAACACCTAGAAATACAGGGCCGTCGCAGGGAGTTGCAAGATTTATGGACGGAAAATCCAAGCCCTTTGTTCAGGCAAGGATGAGGGGTTCAAAGTTTCTAAGGATTGGTTGGGCTTGTGCCGCCGCCGCCTTGGGCAAGTCGTTTGGCAAGGGCGATTTTGGTTCAGCTACACTTGAAAGGCTTTCTGGCAAGGCTTACGGAGGTGGGGCAAATATTACAAGATTAGCTCCGGGAAGCAACCGATTTGAGATTTACAATGGGGCTGGCGTGTTTGACCTAAGATACAAGGGAACTCCTATGCGAAACTCAAATGACATCAAAAGGGCAAGAGCCGTGCAAGAAGCTGGCCTGTTGGCTGGCCTACAAGCAGAGATAAAATCAATGTATGAGCTTGTAATCAAAAGAAACTCGGAAGCGTGGTTTGGTAAGAAACTGAATGTAAAGGCGATCTAAAATGGAGCCGCTAATCTTTAAGATTGAGACGCAAGCCGATGATTCGGGAGTGCGTAAATTTGATAAAAGCGTTGGGGGGTTAGATTCATCGGCCAAAAAAGCCTCTGCCGCATTAGGCTCTTTCTCGAGGGACTTACTTAACGCTAGGTCTGGGGCTGATGTCGCGGCCGCAGGCGCAGATGCGTTATCTAGAGTTCTTCAAAAGTCTTTGGCCGGAGCAGTTGTAATCGGGGGTATTAAAATAGTCGCTGATCAGATAGAACAGATGGCTCAAATCATCCGCTCTGCTGGCGAGGCGACTGGGGCGGTAGTTACGCAACTTGAGCGTATGGGAGAAGTTAAGGGGCTAGAAGATGCCACAAGGGCCGTTGGTGCTTTGGATGGTTCGCTCGAAACAGTAAAGAAACAACTAGGCAGTATTCAAAGTGGAAATTGGTTCACACAATTATCCGATGCGGCCAGCGGAATAAGCAAAGAACTAAAAGAACAAATAATAACCCTAGAAAGATTGAGAGACGGTCAAATTGCTTTGGGTTTTGCCGCCGAAAGAAGTAGCGCAGAGAGAATACAGGGATTAACAGATGAACAGAAACAGTATGACGCAATCGATCAAAGGCTAAATGAAAGACTTGAGCTTGCAGACAAGATATCAAAGCAATCACTTAAAGCGGCCGCAATACAGGATGCAAACGCCCTCGCTGAGATAGAAAAGCGTAATCTCACTATAAAGCTAACCGAAGAACAGGGGAAGAAAGAGGCCGATCTCGCAACACAAAGAGAAAAAGATGCCGCCGCACAACTTGTGGCGATGGAAAAGATCAGAGAAGCCCAACAAAAAAGATTCAACGAGCTATACGATGCAGAGGTAAAATCCCAAGAGCAGATGCAGAAGAGGATAGATGCAGAGCTAAAAGCGGAAGAAGCTAAAGCGGCTCGACAGCAAGAACTACAACAAAACCTAGCTCAAGCACAAGAATCTCAAAAGCAAAATAGAGCAGAGCAAGCATCGTCTATTGCTAGTTCTATGAGTGGAGGGTCTGCGTCAAGAGGTGGTGGTAGACCCACAAGCTATGAAGTGGGACTTCAAAAACAAACGGGAATAGCGTACGATAGAGGAAGAACAGAAGCCGCCGACGCAGAAATGCAAAGAACAATAGATCAAATAAAGCAAGAAAGAGCGGCCGCAGGAGACACAAGATTTACTGGCAAAACCGATGCTATGAATAGGATGGCAGAAGAAGCCGTTAAGGCCGCAGATGCACAAGGTAAAGCCTCTTCGGGCACAAATGAAATGGCAAAATCTGTTGAAACAGCACAATCGGAATTGTCTGACTT